GGAGTGACGCCTCCAGGCCGGACACACCGACCGGGGCTCGCCCGCCGGCGCGCTGCTCGATGAGGGCTTCGACTTCGGGCTGGTCGAACAGCCATCGCATCGCCACTCCCCACTGCTGATCGGGGAATGTGGCCCTCAACGCCTGCAACTTTCCGATCTCTGACGCGGGGACACGGAAGCTGATGTTGTGGGTGAGGTAGCGGGGCACGCAGACAGGGTATACCTCGTGTATACGGAGGCCAAGGGGAACTTGGGCCCAGATATGCCGAAGGGACTCATCCTTGCGGAGAGCCCCTTCGGAACCTAGAGTGGGAGACGCTCATCACCCGGCTACGAGTGTAGTCGGGGAAACCTAGAGAGGAAAGACCCATGCCTGATTTGGCGACCCATCGACCGGTGCTGCTGCACTGGTGCCCGAAGTGCCAGCGGTACTGCGAAGACCCCGCCCACAGGTGCCGTAAGTGAGCGTCGAGTCGATGGCGAAGGTGCTCAACGGGTACGACTACATCTCGCCGACGGCGAAGCTGATCCTGCTGGGCATCGCGAACCACGACGGTGACGGCGGCTCCTGGCCGAGCGTCAAGACCCTTGCCCGGTACGCGAACACGTCACCGAGGAACGCTCAGAAGCACATCCGCTCCTTGGAGGAGTTCGGGATCATCGAGCGCGACCTGAATGCCGGTGGCACCCACCGGACGGCCCCCCACGCACGGCCGAACCTGTATCGCATCATCTGGACACCCCCTGTCACCAGTGACACCCCACCCCCTGTCACCAGTGACACCCCACCCCCTGTCACCAGTGACACCCGAACCATCCTTGAACCATCCACTGAACCGTCCACCCCCCAAAGCCCCCCCACAACTGAGGTCGAGGTGGTGCCCGAATGGGAAGTGTTCTTCAACCACTTCTGGGAGGCGTATCCGAGGAAGATCGCCAAGCCAGCAGCGAAGCGAGCGATGAAAGCGAAGTACGGCAGCTTCGACACACACGCGATGGCTGACAGCACCAACGCGTGGGTTCGGTTCTGGGTGACATCGCAAACCGAGGAGCAGTACATCCCTCATCCGTCTACGTTCCTCAATCAGGAGCGGTACAACGACGAGCCACCGAAGATCGACGAGCACAAGAAGGAATCAGCGATGGACATCATCGCCCGAATCGCAGCGAGGGACTCATGAACTCAGCCGAAGCAGCAGAACTCATCGGCGCCCTCCACGGCGCGTACCCGGGCACCTACTTCGACGGCGCCGTAGGAGAGACATTCGCGAACTCGTTCATCACGAACGACTACCTCCCCACCCGGCAGGCGGTCGCCCAATGGATCAACACAATGGACCGATTCCCGACCGTCGCCGAACTCAACGGCCTGGTTCGCCGCATCAAGGGCAACAACGAACCCGCCGCACTCGTCGAGCCGATCGGGGAACGCAACATCGAAAGAGCCAGGGCCGCGTTCGAGAACGGCTACCGTCGGGCCCGTGAAAAGGCCGGCGACGACCCAGAGTCGATCGAACAGAAACTGGCGAACCGTCGGACGCGGCCGGTCGACGTGTGACTGAACTTTCGATCCTGATCCCGGTCCTTCGCCGCCCGCAGAACGCAGCCCCACAGGTCGACTCGATCCTGCGGGCCACGAACTGCGATTTCGAGATCGTGTTCATCACCACCGCAGGCGACGTCGCCGAGCACCAGGCCGTCGACGAGCAACGCGCCCGCGCCGACGTCAAAGTCAGGCACCTCACGATCGCCCCGAAACAGATCGGCGACTACGCCTACAAGATCAACTTCGGCTACGACATGTCCGAAAGCGAATGGCTGTTCCTCGCCGCCGACGACCTCAACTTCCACGACGGCTGGTGGGAAGCAGCGATCCTCGCCGCCGCCAGCACCGGCTGCCGAGTCGTCGGCACGCAGGACATGGGCAACAAGCGCGTCCTCACCGGCCAGCATTCGACGCACAGCCTCGTCCACCGCAGCTACGTCACCGAACTCGGCACCATCGACGCGCCCGGCAAAGTCCTCCACGAGGGCTACCCGCACGAGTTCGTCGACGACGAGTTCGTCGAGACAGCGAAGCATCGCGGCGAGTTCGTGTTCGCCAACCGATCCATCGTCGAACACCTCCACCCCCTCTGGGGCAAAGGACCAACCGACGCCCTCTACGACCGGCACCGGGTCCGTATGGTCCAGGGCCGTAAGGTCTACACACGAAGGAAGCAGCTATGGAGATCCAGGTGATCGTCACCACATGGGGCCACCCGTCGTGGGCCGGTCAGGCATCGCGGATCGCGATTCCGTCCGTCGTCGACCAGGACGTCATGATCTACCACCACCACGACGAGAGCGCGCCGTCGGCCGGCGCCGCCCGCAACCGTGCCGTCGAAATCTGTGACCCGCAGGAATGGATCTGCTTCCTCGACGCCGACGACGAACTCGAGCCCGGCTACTTCGACGCCATGCGCGCCGTCGGCCTGTGGGACAGCCACCTCGGCACACCGGCACTGCGCCTCCCCGGCAAGGAGCCCGAGATCTACCCGCAACGCGACATCATCTACGACCTCAACCCGTGCCCGATCGGCACACTCATCCACCGCGACGTGTTCGAGGACGCCGGACAGTTCTGGGGTGAACCCGCCTGGGAGGACTGGTCGCTGTTCCGACGCGCCGTCCTGCGCGGCGCCTCGATCCGCTTCGTCCTTGACGCCGTCTACAACGCCAGCGCCTCCACCCGGAACGGAAGGAACTCGACCGTGCGGAACCCCCGCCAACTTCGACGCCAGATCATCCAGTCACACGAGCAGATGATCCGATGATCGCCGTCCTCATCATCACCGACGGACGCGTCAACGTCCTCAAGCGCACCATCGCCTCATTCGAGGAGCAGGTGTCCGGCCCGATCATCGAACGGTTCATCTACGACGACTCCGGCAACCAGGGCCTCCGCGACCTCATCCAGAAACGGCACCCGAACTACTCACTCATCGGGCATCCCACCGGCGAACGCCAAGGCTTCGGCGGCGCCATCCGCACCGCCTGGTCCGCGCTGCGCGCCGAGTCGATCGCCGACTTCGTGTTCCACCTCGAAGACGACTTCACGTTCAACCGCCCGGTCGACCTCGAAGACTTCATGGGCGTCCTCAAGCAGCGACCCGCCCTCGCCCAACTCGCCTGCGTCCGCCAAGCCTGGAACCCGGCCGAGAAAGAAGCCGGCGGCGTCCGCGAACTCCACCCCGACTGGTACACCAGCCATCTCGACCGACACGGCCGCTCCTGGCTCGAGCAAGGCCACTTCTTCACGACGAACCCGTCGCTGTACCGCCGCCAGCTCATCGACATGTTCGACTGGCCTGACACCGATCAGTCCGAAGGGTTCTTCTCCTCGATGTGCCGTCAGGGAGGATTCTCGTTCGGCTACTGGGGCGAGATGAGCGACGAGCCACTGGTGCATCACATCGGCGAACACCGCTACGGGATCGGCTACTGATGTACGACGACAGCTTCTACGCAGTGTCGCGCGCCGGGATGGTCAACTCGGCTGCCGCTGTCGTGCCCGACCTGATGAACTACATCGAGTGGCCCCGCTGCGTCATCGACGTTGGCTGCGGCGAAGGCTGGTGGGCGAAAGAGTTCGAGCGTCACGACTGCGAAGTGATCGGCCTCGACGGTGGATGGCACGGCGACCACCAGCTCGGCGACAGGTTCATCCCACACGACCTCGCGAACCCTTTGCCGCAGCATCTGCACGGCAAGTTCGACGCCGTCGTCTGCCTCGAGGTCGCCGAACATCTCCGACCGGCTCGGGCTCGCGGCTTCATCAAGGATCTGTGCTCCCTCACCGACGGGTTCATCGTGTTCTCCGCAGCGATCCCCGGACAGGGCGGCACCGGCCACCTCAACGAGCAGTGGCCCGACTACTGGGCCCACCTGTTCAACGAGAACGGACACTCAGTGAACGGCGAGTACCGCTTCACGATCTGGGACGACGACCGCATCGAGAACTGGTATCGCCAGAACCTCCTCATCGCGTACCCGGCGCGCGGTGCCGTCGACGTCAGACCCCCAATTCGAGTTGTTCACCCCGTCCTCTACGACGCGAGGAGAAAGCGATGACCGTCGTCGGGATCACGATGGTGCGCGACGAAGCGGACATCATCGAGTACGTCGTCCGCCACATGCTGACCCAGGTTGACGCGGTGATCGTCGCCGACAACCTGTCTAGGGACGACACCTTCGCGATCCTGACCGGGATGGCACAGGAGCACTCGAACCTGATCGTGTACGTCGACGACGTCGTCGCCTACGAACAGTCGAAGAAGATGACCGCTCTCGCCCACCTGGCACGCGAGGAGTTCGGCGCCGACTGGATCGTCCCGTTCGACGCCGACGAAATCTGGTACGCCCCCAACGGGCACGTCGGCCGATACCTCGACGCGGTGCCAGCAGACATTCACGTCGTGCCGGCCAACCTGTACGACCACGTCTGCAGCGGACGCGACGACCCGGACGAACCCGACCCGGTGAAGCGCATCCAGTGGCGCCGCGACTACGCCGCCCCACTCCCGAAGGTCGCCTGCCGATACCGCGAGGACATGGTCATCGGCATGGGCAACCACGACGTCAGCTACACCGACAAGATGGCCCCCGGACGCGAACGGCTCGCGATCCGGCACTTCCCGTACCGGTCCGTCGACCAGATCATCCGCAAGGTCCGCAACGGCGCCGAGGCGTACGCAGCCACCGACCTCCCCGAGCACTTCGGAGCCCACTGGCGCCAATGGGGTCAGATCCTCGAGCAGAACGGCCCGGACGCGATCGGCGAACTGTTCCAGAAGTGGTACTACCGCGAAGCGCCCGACCAGGCGCTCATCATCGAACGCGAAGTGCAGAACCCGCTCAGGTTCGATCCAGCGACCGACGTGATGTCCACCGCACCAACGCCCTGAACACGTCCGGGTTCATGTCGCCCGGGTCCATCGCCATCAACTTCCCGGCGACCAGATCACACTGCGCGTACCGGGCCGACACCGGGCCGTCGTCGACCTTCGAGTCGTTCGACCACTTCTTCGCCAACCCCAACGCGTCCTTCACCGTCGTGTCCGGCCCGACCTCACCCGACTCGATCGCCGCCGGCAGCCGCCCGCCGGCCCAATGCCGCAGCGCGAACATCGCCTGCCACGGTCGCGGCAACTGATCCTGCACGGTGACCGGCAGCTCCCGGTACGCCAGGTAGATCGCGATCAGCCGTTTCGCCTTGTCGTAGCCGAACGGCAGCCGGTACTCGACCCACTCCTTGAACCCGCCCGGCGCGATCTCGCGGGCCTCCCACAGCAGCTCGCCGAGCCGCAGACACATCCGGTCCACGGCCTCGTACACCTCGGCCTCAATCTCGACGAGGCGACCGCCTGACGTATCATGCCGAAGGTGGAGGACGTTCCCCATCCCGGACACGGTAGCCAGATCGACCTCGAGGGCTACCGCTCTTGCCGCAACGAATGGTGCGGCCAGCTCGTCCTCGTCGAAATCGCGGAACGCACCCAAGGGCTCTGCACACCGTGCTTCCGCGGCCACCTCGGTCAGCAGATGGCCGAAGTCGAAGTGGTCAGTCGCGGCGACCGTGTCCACGTCCGCACCAGCGGCCGACGCAAGGACCAGACCGACAAGGGCGACCAGCAGACGAAACGGTTGACGGAGAAGGCCCGGCTGCGCGCACTCAAGCGTCTCCGAGGGGTGTTCCCCGACCTGTACGACGTGTTCTACGCTGAGGAACGTGCTCGGGTCGGACTTGACCCGTGGACGATCGACTCAATCATCCAAGAACCATCCGCGATGGACGCCCAGCAGACGATGGACTTCGCCCGTGTGTACCATCGCCTCACCGAGCACGGAGTAGATGTCGATGGCCCTGAAATCCAATCAGAGAACGAAGACACTGTCACGAGGCAACGAGGTCACGGCCGCGGCCGAAATCAACCTCGACACCCGTGACGGACAGAACTACACCCGCGCCACGGTGAGCACGTCGCGCCGCACCGGCGCCCGCCCCTGGAACTGGTACGACAACATCGGCGAAGTCCACTACGCCATCTCGCGTGCCGCCCGCATCGCCGGGTACGCCAAGTTGAAGTGCGTCCTGCTCGACCCGACCGGCGCCGTCGAGTCCACCGTCGACTCCGGCCTCGCCGCCGAAACCGTCGCACGCATCCAGTCCCCGTACGGCGGCACCCGCGGACTCATCGACCGGTTCTACACGCTGATGAAGGTGCCCGGCGACAGCTACCTGATTGACGTCGTCGACGAGGACGGAGACTCCGAGGGCTACCACTTCCTGTCCCCCGACGAAGTCGACGTGTCGTCGTTCTCCAGGTGGAAGCCGGGCAGCGGCCACCTCCGCTGGATCACCGTCCCGCACGCCCCGTCAGGCACCGACGGCGCCGGCACCAGCCAGTTCTACCGTGAGCTGAAAAACGACGACATGCTCGGCCGGGTCTGGATTCCGAACCGTCGCTACGTCGACATGACCGACTCTGCGCTCGCCGCCCTCGACGTCGAATGCGAAGCCCTCGATCTGCTCACCAAGACGATCAGGGCGAAGCTGATGTCGCGCTTCGCGCTCGCTGGACTCATGTTCCTGCCGGACACGATCGCGAACGCACGCGTCACCCGCAACCAGTCGCAGCTCGCCGGACAAGAGGTCGACAACACGGTCAACTACCTCATCGCGGCGATGACCCGGAACGTGAAGAACTGGGAGGACTCGACGGCCTACATGCCGATCCTGCTTCGCGGCCCGGCCGACGCCGGCGACAAGATCAAGCACATCATCATGGACCGCGAGGTGTTCCAGACGGACCTCGAACTTCGCTCCGAGCTGATCAACCGCATCCTCCAGGGTCTTGACTCGAATCAGGACACCACCAAGGGCACCGAAGGCCAGAACCATTTCAGCGCCTGGGCCGCGACCGACGAGGAGCGCCGAGTCGCCGTCCAGCCGGACCTCGAGTTCATGTGCTGGGCGATGACCCGGCTCGTGCTGCACCGTCAGCTCCAGGCCGACGGCATGGGCCCGGAGGAGATCCTCCGTCACGCCGTCTGGTACGACCTGTCCGCTTCGACGGTTCACGCCAACCAGCAGGAGGATGCCCGCCAGCTCGCCGACCGTGGCCTCATCTCGAACAAGGCATCCCGGCGCCTGTCCGGCGTTCGCGAAGAGGACAAGATCGAGGGCGACGAGTACGTGCGCTGGGTCGGTCAGCAGACGAAGAACGCTGTCCTCATGATGCACGGCCTCCCCGAAGACAAGACGATCGACTGGGAGAAGGCCATGCCTCAACCCGTCGTTCCCGGCCCTGCCCCCGACTCCCCCGCTGACGACTCAGAGTCCGGGCCCGGCGGCGGCGGTTCAGACGGGAGTCCCGACAAGATCGACACCAACACGCCGCGCTCCGAGCGGCCGGCATAGGAGATGAACTGATGCGCGAGACCTTTGGCAACATGCCGATGACGAAGCCGGAGGGGATGCTCCGGCAGATCGTCTTCCCCGAGCTGGCACTGATGGGTGTCAAGACCGGAGACGGTCGACTCCTCGAAGAGGCCGGTCGCGGCACGCGTGATCTGCCGCGCACCATCTACGGCCAGTTCATCAACGCCGAAGGCCACTCGCAGGCACCGGTCATCGGTCGCCTCGACGAGATCACGTTCGAGGACGGTGTCGCCTCCGGTCGCGGCTGGCTCCTCGACGACACCAACGGACGCGACGCCGTCAAGTACATCAAGACCCAGACGTTGCGTCACAACTCGGTCGACCTCGCCGAGGTGAAGGCACGCTTCGACTACGACCAAGAATCCGACGAGGTGAGCATCACGTTCACCGACTGGAAGATCGCAGCAACCACCCTCGTCGGCAAGCCGGCGTTCGCGAACGCAGCCGCATCCCTGCTCGAGGACGACGAAATCGTCGCGTCGTGGATGGACGAGGAAGGCCCGCTCGTCGTCGACCTGCCGCTCGTGATGACGATGGAACTCGCCGGTGACGAGATCATCGCCGACGGCACCCCGGTCCCGCCGTGGGACATGTTCCACCAGCCCGAGTCCGACAAGGCGCAGAAGCTGACCGTCGGCGCACCGACCGACGACGGCTGGATTCCCGTGTCCGGGCACCTCGCCCTGTGGGACTCATGCCACGACGGAGTCATCGGTCGCTGCACGCGGGTGCCCCGCCCCGACGACGACTACACGAGCTACAACAAGCCGGGCGTCCTCACCGACGGCGGCATCGTCGGCACCGGCCCGATCTTCCTCAACGGAGGCCACCGCAAGGCAAAGGACGGCGACTACATCTCGGCGTACGGTGGCGTCGAGAACGCCTGGGCTGACGTCCGGGTCACGGCCGGCAAGTTGGGTCCGTGGCTGTCCGGCTACGTCCGCCCCGGCATCGAAGACCAGCAGGTGCTCGCCGCCCGCGCCTCACGCATCTCTGGACACTGGAAGGGCAGCCGCTTGAAGGCCATCGTGTCCGTGAACGCCGAAGGATTCGACGTCCCCGGCGACGGCTTCTCTGTCGACGAAAACGGTTTCGTCGACGAGCTGGTCGCATCGTTCCCGGTGTGCGCCGACGACGCTGACGCACCAGCGCCCGACGCCCTCATCGACTTCGATCGCCTGAGCCTCGCGCTCGCCTTCGTCGACGAGGACGAGTAACCTGTCCCAACACGTTGCTGATCCTTCGTGCTGAACCGGCCCCCACCTCCGCCTGGTGGGGGCCGGTTCGCGCAGGAGCTTGCGTTTGAGCACATCAGGCAGGCAGCATGGCAACCAATACGCGACCTATGCCGAGGAGGCACCGCATGTTCCCCACAATCCCCGACAATCTGGAAGCCCTCTCGGCAACAGACCTTCGTTCGCTCGCCGGAGAGATCCGTGTGGCAGTCGAGGCCGTCAAGGCAAACACGGAGGCTTCGGCCGACGATGTGAAGCTGGCCTTGGATGCCGTCGAGATCCGCAAGCAGGTGCTCGAACTCGCGAAGGCGAAGGAAGCCCTCGCAGCGTCCGAACTCAGCGAGGACGACGAGGCCGAGCCCGTCGTCGAAGATCTCGCCGAAGAGGTCGTCGAGGAAGAAGTGATCGAGGAGGTCTCTGAGGAGGCAGCCACGGAAGACGCCCCGTCCGGCGATGAGGACGATCTCGAACCCGAAGTGGAGGCATCCGTGTCCAAGCCCGCAGCCAAGGTGCGTACCTCCACGGGTACGTCCGTCGCTCTCACCGAGGAGCCCAGCACCGGTGGGTTCTCCCCCGACAAGCTGCTCGCCCGCGGTGGCGTCACCGAGAAGACCGGCGGCGATGGGTTCGGCTCATGGCTCGAACTCGCCGAGACCCTCATCGACGTCGGCAAGTCGATGAGCCCCAGCTCGAACCAGAAGTTCCAGGTGGCCTACGTGCCCGGCAACTTCGACGAGAGCCACACCCTCGGAGAGAACTTCACGCAGAACCTGCGGAAGTTCGAGCCCGAGATCATGGCTGAGATGTGCGCCCCGGCCGAGCCCCAGTACGACCTCGACTGTTGGAACACCGACCGTCGCCCGGTCCGCGGTTCCCTCGCCGCCTACAAGCCGGACGCTCGTGGCGCCGTCTCGATCTACCCGAGCCCGAGCCTCGCCGACATCACCGGCCAGTCGCCGCTCGGCGTCGGCATCTGGGATAACGACGACGACATCTCGCTGCAGGGCACCGACCCGTCCTCGAAGGAATGCGCGACGATCGCCTGCGCCACGCCGACGCTGTACCGCCTCTACGGCGTGTGGCGCTGCCTGACCGTCCAGAACCTGCTGGCGATGACGTTCCCCGAGCTGGTCGAGGCATACCTCAACCGGCTCGCCGCCTCGCACGCCCGTCTCGCCGAGACGCAGCTCCTCGAGGCGATGGGCACCAACGCCGTCGCGGTCACCCAGTCGGACCTCGGCTACGGCTCGTCCGTGTCGATCACCTCGAGCGTCATGAACATGCTCGCCCTCCATCAGGAGACCGAGCGTTGGGACAACGGCGAGATGGACGCATGGATGCCTCGCTGGGTCCGGTACGCCATGAAGATGGACATCATCCGTCGCCGGTCGACGAGCGGCAACGGCATCTCGGTGCCGTCCGACGCGACCATCGACTCGATGTTCATGGACGCCGGCGTGACCCCGCACTTCTTCATCGACACCCCGTCGTGGGCGTCGGCGATCCCGGCAGTGCAGACCGGCGGCGTGCTCAACCTGCTGCCCTCCTCGGTCGAGATGGTCGTCGCTCCCCGCGGCAAGTTCGCCGTCATGGACCGTGGCGAACTGTCGATCGGCGTCACCGGCAACAACCTGTACCGCGACAACACGTCGAACTCGAAGAACCAGTTCACCTTCTTCTTCGAGAACTTCGAGGCGCTCGTGGACACGAACTCCTGCCCCGCCTACCTCTTGACCATCGAGGATCTCTGCCACAACGGCATCCAGATCGCCGATGAAGTCCTGAACTGCGACGGCGGCAACACCATCTCCTGATCACTGATCAGGAATCAGAATCCGTAATGGAGGGCCGGGCCGCACGTCGGCCCGGCCCTCCGTCATGAAAGGCCACCGCGATGGGGAGAATGTACGCCAGAGATTGGAGGGGCCGCTTCCGCGGCAGCGGCGGCGGTGGCCGGCGCGGCGCTTCGTCGACCAGACGCAAGAGTGGCGGTGGCCGCAAAGTGACCGTGTCCCAGTTGAAGAACGGGCGCAAGACGAGACTGAGCAAGAAACGGACCGTGCTGACCGGGTTCCAGACACGAGGAACCCTCAACCTGATCAGCGGCAACCGCGCTGGACAGAGACTGCGGCCAGGCTCGCCGATCAACGGCAACAAGAATCGTCGGTACGTGTCAAGAACCCAGACGGTCCTCTCCGGTGGCGCGAAGCTGACCGGAGGGCTGCTGTCGGTGAGCCCGGCAGGACGAACACACTCCGCAATCGTCAATCGCCGATCGGGCGGCAAACCGAAAGCCGGGTACATCGTTGAATACTCGAGCTGATCTCACCCACACGCCTCGCAGAACCACTATCTTCGGAAACCAGGAGTAACCCATGCCTCTTCGACACCTCATCTCACCCCCAGGAGTGTCACCCCGTTCGCTTGGGACACTCCTCGAGTCCACTCCGGCGTTGCCGCCCGACGAGATCAGCCCGGGAGGCATCCCTCGCTGGATGCAGGGTGTCGCGTTCCAGCCGCTCGGCTTCGACCCGCTCACCACGATCGAGGCGATTCTCTGCGAGGCCGACTGGGTCACCGACAAGACGGCCCGGACGCTCAAGGACAACGTCCTGTTCGACGCCTTCGCGTTCTACGACGGCATCGAAGGTTCGATTCTGTGCGCTGACGTCCCCCGCTTCGACGGCGACATCGAGATCAGGATGCCCGCGATGGTGTCCGAGCAGTTCGCCCTGGAGCTGATGATCGGCGCGAAGCGCACCCGGGCCATCAACAGCACCGAGGGCACCGGCTTCGGCACCGTCAACCCGAACTTCGTCGACGATGCCACCGTCATCCCTGGAGGCCCGTACCCGCCGCTTGAAGCCCTTGCGCTGCTCGAGCAGGCATCCGCCGACACGCACCACGGCGCCCAGTCGTACCTGCACGTCACCCCGAAGGGCATGTCCTTCCTCAACGGCTTCGAGCACGGCGAGCCCATCAACAATCGGTGGACCACCGCCCAAGGGCATGTCGTCATCGGTGACGCCGGCTACACCGGCCCGGAGCCGACAGCCAACGGTGGGGCGGTCGCCGCCGACGAGTGGTGGTACGTGTCCGGCCCGGTGTTCTGGGCCATGTCGCAGCCCATCCCTCTCGGCCTCCCGTTCGAGCGGATCGACTTCGCCACGAACCAGCTCACGAACATCCTCGAGGGCTACGGCCTCGTCGTGTTCGACCCGAACGGTGTCGTCGCTGTGCCAGTCGAGTACCCGACGCCCGTCCCGGCCTCCTGACCTGACTTGGTGACCGTCGACGTCATCATCCCGTGGCAGGCGCGCTGCCCGTACCGTCAGCTCGCCCTTGACTGGATCGAGAACGCCTACGACTCGCTGCTGTTCGACGTCGTCCTCGGCGAACTCGACCCCGACCGCGAGTGGTGCAAGGCCGACGCCGTCCGGGTCGCCCTGGACAAGTCGACCGCCGACTACATCGTCATCGCCGACGCCGACTGTTGGACGTTCCACCTCGGCACGGCGATCGACATGCTGCCCGACGTCCCCTGGGCGATGCCGTTCCGAGACGTCCACAGGCTGTCCCCGGAGGCCACCTCGGTCGCGCTGCAGACCGGCGAACTCACCGGCAAACTCCACCAACGCCCCTACCTCGGCGTCCCAGGCGGCGGCATGATGGCGCTCTCCAGGGAGAACTACGAACGCGTCCCCCTCGACCCACGGTTCCGCGGGTGGGGCCAAGAGGACGAATCGTGGGGCGCCGCCCTCGCCGCCGTGCTCGGCAAAGGGTGGCGTGGCACCGAGCCGCTCTACCATCTGTGGCACCCACCGCAGCCCCGCCAGAACCGTGCCGTCGGCTCCGAGGAGTCCCGCCATCTCCGCAACCTGTACCTCAAGGCGCGACGATTCCCGGATCAGATGGATGACCTCCTGACGGTGGCGCGAGCCGGAGGCTAGAGTCGGCGCATGGCTCTGGCAGTTGCGTGCGAAGCGTTCATCACGGCTGACGACATCACCTGTGATTGCGGCGACCGCACACCGGCCGAACTCGGCGAGATGATCGACCAGGCGTCGGACATCCTCGCAATCCTCACCGGTGGAAAGGTCTCAGGTCGATGCCAAGACGTCGTACGTCCTTGCGGTGGAGCACCATGTGGCTGCTTACGGCAGTCGTCGTGTGGGTGCTCTCCCATCGACCGGATCACGCTCGCCGGGCCGAACCCGTACATCGACGAGATCCTCATCGACGGCCTCAACTTCACGGAGTTTGCACTCGTCGACGAGGACCAGCTCATCCGAACGGATGGCCTCAACTGGCCCGGTGGTCAGAACCTCGCCACAGCGTCTTCTGAGGTCGGCACCTTCGAGATCACCTACACGCACGGCCTTGACATCCCGCAGCTCGCGAAGGATGCGTGCGCCGAGATCGTCTGCTCGTTCATCGCCTCCGGCCCACAGGACTCCCGCAAGTCGCACCCGAACACGCGTGGCATGTCGATCTCCGGTGTGCAGATCACACTCGAGCAGCAGGCGATGGAGATTCAGCGGCGCTCGTTCATGCTGCCGTTCGTGATCCGGCTCATCACCGTCTACGCCCCGAACGGACCGACCCCGTCGTTCGTGTACTCGCCCGAACTCGAAGACGGCTGGCGTCTGCACACGGTCACCCCGAACGGTTCGTGAAACGCTCCCGGATCAGGCCGGTGAGCAAGAAGCGCGCCGCCCAAGCCGAGGAGCGTGCCGCCTGCCGTCAGGCCGTCCTACTGCGCGACCGGGTGTGCCGCGGGCGCGGAGCCACGCGAGTCCAGTGCGCGGTGACGCCGTCCGAAGTCCACGAACTTGGGCGTGGTTCCTACCGTTCCTCCTGCTGGCTCGACCCGGAGCTGTGCATCGCTCTGTGCCGGCCGTGCCACCAGTGGGTCACCGAGCACCCCACCGAGGCGCAGGTGCTCGGGCTGGCTCTCGCGGGTTGGCAGGTCGAGCAACGACTGAATGAGGCCCGACAGTAGACATTGGGCC